GTGCACGGCCGACCGGCGATCCAAAGGCCGACGGTCCCGAGCCCGGCGCTAGCGCGGCGACCGACGCGACGCGACGACGGCGCGACCGGTTGCCGGCGGCCGCGCCGGTCGACTTGTTGCAGCTCGAGCAGATCGGGCGCAGCGTGCAGCACCCCGACCCGGCGACGTGACGGTGCTCGATCAGGGCGGGGACGTGGTCGGGGGACGTGGCCCGTGCACCGCAGCCGTGCCAGCACGCCATGACCTGGTGGCGCAGCAGGTCCAGCGCGGCCCGGTAGGCGGGCTCGCGGTACGGGCTCACACCTGGCCCGGGTCGACTTCATCTGGACCACATGCGGCGATGCGCGCCACCCCGAGATGGGTGACCGCTTCGACGCACACCGCGCCGAACGCGGCGAGATAGACCGGGTAACGCATTGTCGCGTCGTTGGCGAATGAGAACGAACCGACGTTCGCGGGGACGACCAGCGCGTCTGCCTCATCCCACAGGACATTGAGCCAGCGGGACCGGGCGAACGGGACCAGACAGATTCCGTCGCGGTGTGCCACGAACCGGTCTACCCAGGGCGTCACCCGCGAGTAGGGAGGATTCATCCAGACGCGTCCTTCCCACGGCTGGGACAATCCGTCGTCCTCCACGGTGAAGTAGCGCGCCGCAGGCACCCAGTGCGCGCCACCTGGCGGCGCGGCGACGTCAAGGTCGAACGTCAGCCCGAGCCGATCGAAGATCCAGGCGGGCGTGTAGTAATCATCGGACGTCGCGACCGTCTGCGGCGCACCGAATAGGGCGGGTTGCATACTCACGGCACCTGGGCTCATAGCGCGAGCCGGGGTCGGTCGAACCACGCGCCGACAGCACCGGTCCCGGGGAACACGTCGACCAGGTCGTCACCGGGTTGCCAGCCGAGCAGCACGGCCAGCCACGCCCCGAACCGGTCAGGCTTGGCCCCGACCAGTCCACGGCGAAGGGTGATCGGTTCGGACAGGTGGTCCCGGCCGACCGGGTCACCGTCGCGGCGTGGGGCGATCCGGTGCCAGAGCACGGGCTCCCACGTATACGCAACCCGGACGTTCCGTTTGAACGCGGCGAACGGCTTGACCCACGCGCCGACACGCGTGCCATGGGGGGCGTGCGGGAGCAGCTGCGCTAGTGAGGGGGCCGAGCACGACAGCGCCCAGCCGTCGTAGTCCTGCTCCATGTCGCGCATGAGGAAGATATGCGCCGGCGGGGTGTTCCAGCGCGCCGAGTCGGGGTGGTCGTAGAAGTGCGAGCAGCCGACGTATGGCGGGTCGGCGTAGGCGAAGCGCAGCGCGGTCACCGGGCACCGTCGCGGGCTCGGGCGGCGAGCACGGCTACTGCTGCACGGTAGGTCAGGTCCTGCGGGCGGCCCGGTAGCGGCGGACGTACTCGGCCCATGGGCCGGGTTCGACGTGGCGGCGTACCGAGTCGGGCCACCAGTGGCCGCGCCCGGACGGGGTCGGTATCCCGCGGGCGTTCAGCGACCGGGCGACTTCGGTAAGCCCGTACCCCTCGCCGCGCAGCCGCACGATTTCTGCGCGGGCTTGGATTGATGCCTGTCGTCCGACGGCGGTGACCCGTGGCAGCGGTAGGTACTCGTCGGGCAGGGGGAGTTGCTCCCAACGCTGGGCTTTCATCGCCGTTCATCGTAGAACGCGTGTACGTCACTGGACGGTGAACGCCCATCACTGCACCTGGTCGACTTGATCGGCAGTCGACGGGGCCGGGCCGATGACGACAAGCAACCTAGGACCTTCGGTTCTTGCAGTGGCGGCGTCGATCAGTAGACGCAGCTCGGCCATGTTGGCGAGGACGTGCAGCGAGCCGACGTCGAAGCGCAGCTCGACCGGTTCGGTCAACAGGTCGGTAAGTGGGGTCATCGGAGGGTTCGCCATTTGGTCCAGGGTCGTTCGCGTAGCCGGAGAAGGTCCGGCGGTGGGGCGGTGGGTGCGTCGGGGGCGGCGTCGGCCGCTTCAGCGGCCACGGCGACGGCGTCGGCGGATGTAACGCCTACGTCAGGGGCGTAGATGGGAACTCCATTTCCGGTAGGGGCGGGCCGCGGTGCTTCCCACGTTTGACCTGGTCTTTTTCGGAGTTGGCAGCGGTAGGCGTTGGTGCGCCGTTTCCACCGGCCGTCGTGCGGGTCGTGGTACGGGGCGTGGCGGGTGACGTCGACCAGGTCGGCGTCGGCCAGTTCCTTCGTCCAGGCCCGGATCGTCCGCGCGGTCACCCCCAGTTTCTTCGCGGCCCGTTCCTGCGACCAGTGGGCGTGCAACCCGCGCCGGCGGAACGAACCGACGTACTCGGCCAGGCGCGGTGCACCGGAGCCGGGCCGGCAGCGGCGGACCGCGGCGAGGACGTAGCGGGCGTGCCACGCCCCGACGTCGGCCGGGGTCACCGTGCACCCCGCACGGCGTCGGCGTTCCGGGCGACCAGTTCGCGTAGGCGTTCACCGGTCGCGGCGAGCTGGTCGGCGTCGGCCAGGCGTCCGGCGATCACGGCGTGGCCGACGGCCCGGTCGATTGCGGCGTCGGCCACGTCCAGCGCGGCCAGGTCCTCGGCGGTGAGGAACGGGAGGGTGAGTTGGTCGCTCACTTGTCACCCCGTTGTCCGGTACGGGGCTTGCGGGGCGGGGTATTGTTCGGCTCAGCCTCAGTCATAGGGCCGGTCCTTTCGTCCTAGTAAGGACCGGGCCCGGGTTGGGGCGGCGAGTCCACCCGGTGTCGCTCACTACGACACCAGGTGGCGCGACCATAGCCCCTCCGGTGTTGGTCGCTCGCGCACCGGATGCGAGCGGCGTTCGCCGTGCACCGTCGTCGGGGTCGACGGGGTGGTGCATTTGAAGCGGTGATCCTCGCGCCGGGCGTGGGGTGCTGTCGATAGGGGGTCACCCCGAAAATGGGCGTCGCGACAGAATCAGCATTATGGGCGGATGGGACGCCGTGCTTGACCAGGCGGGACACGCCGGCCCGGACATAACGGGCGCCGGGCGCGCCACCGCCCCGCGTCCAGGCAGCCGGGGCGGGGCGGTGGGCGTCGACCCGGGCCGGTCCCGGTGGGGGGACGGTGCCGTGGTCTCGTTGGCGGTCACCGTACACGCGGGGTGTGACATCGTTCGCACCGTGGGATGGCCGTGGATCGTCGTCGTCGTCGCCGCCGTCCAGACGGTCGGGATCACCGTCGCGCTGGCGGTCAGCTGGTGGATGGACCGTCGTCGCGTCGCACGTACTCCAACACGTAGCGGGTGACCCGGACCACCCCGAACCCACCGGCGACCACCCCGAGCACGAACGCGCCGGCAACGGCGACGTCTGACCAGGTCACAGAATCTTGACGGTGAGGATCACCGCGCACACGGCGGTGACGATGTTCGCGATCGTGTTCAGGCTGATTCGTTCCACGGGTTACTCCTTCCCGGCGAAGTCATCGAAGGTGACCCCGTCGACGGTGATGGCCGGCCCGAACCGGGCGGTGAACTCGTTGAACGACCCGCCGTCGAGCCCGGTTACCTTCCCGTCGCCGTAGACCAGGGCCGGCTGGCCGGTGTCGCGGTTGATGATGATGAACGCCATGTCGTTGTCCTCCGATGGGGGCGGGTCGGGCGGGGTCGGTGCGGGGGCGGTGACGGCGGCGACATCGGCGCGGAACGGGTCCATCGCCCACGAGTTCGAGCCGGTCGCGTAGTCGGACGGGCCGGCCGGGTCGATCTTGCGGCCCGGCGCGTACTCGTAATGGGCGCGGACCCGGTCCGGTGGGATGCCGTAGGCGGTGCACAACGCCGAGCAGACCGCCAGGTAGGCGTCCTGTTGCACGGCCGGCCACGACTCACCGGTCCCCGAGTTGGCCGCTTCGATCCCGATTGCGTGAGTGTTCATCTGGTCGTCGGGGCAGCCGCCCGGCCACGGGGCGGTCCCCGACCCGTTCGTGTTCGTCGCCCCGGCGGCGATCACTGTGACCACCCCGGTGCGCGACAGGTACAGGTTCGCGAGGGGGGCGGCGTCGGCGCCGGCGGCGATGTAGGCGACGTCACCGGCCGGGTCCGAGCTCGGCCCGGACGCGGTGTGGTGGACCATGACGTGGTCGGGGCGGCCCGGTTCGTAGCCGCCGGACCCGCGGGCCCGGGTTTCCCAGCCGGGGTGTTCGACCACGGTGAGCCCGGCGGCCCACAGCACGTCGGCCAGGTCGGTGAGGTACATGTAGCCCATCAGGTCAGGTCGACCCACACGATGTTGGACAGCAGCCGGGCCAGGTCGGTCCGGCGGCGGGCGCGGCGGTCCGGGTCGGGGTCGTCGTCCAGGCGGGCGGCGACCCGGGCGAGGACGATCAGGCGGACGTGGAGCGGGTCGGACGCGTCGTAGGCGTCGGCCGGGTCGTCGTCGCCGTACCGGGCGCGAAGCTCGGCGGACGTCGCCGCCAAGCGGGCGGTCAGGTCAGCAGGGTCGGTCATCTGGTCAGTAGAACGTGAACGCGGCGCCGGCATGGTCATGGCCGATCGCAGTGATCGTCGTCGTTGAGTTCGACCCGTCGGTTCGCAGCTGGAACGTGTACTGGCCGACGACCAGCGCGGCGACCGGAAAAACGAACGTGTCGGTAATCCCGGAGCCGGGCGGGACGTGCACAAACTTTTCTCCGATGATCGTCGCCGCCGGGTCGAGCAGGACGATCTGGTGGCGGGCCGCTTCGGTCGGTGACGACACTCTGATCAGCAGGTGTTGGAGGAACACGGCGGGCCGCCCGGCGAACCCGGGCACTTGGATCGTCGTCGTGTTCAACGACAGGTTCGGGCCGATCGCGCCGGCGGCGATCCCGCCGAGCACGAACCTGCCGCGCAGCTCCAAGTCCCCAGTGATCTTCGTGACGATGTCGTTGACCGCCAGGTTGACCGCGTTGTGGTCGGCGGGGTGGGTGTTGTTTTGTGGGACGGCGTTCGTCCTGTTGATCGGCAGTACGCCGGGCGGCCAAGCCATGACGGGGCCTCCTCTTAGGTCGGGGTGGTGGTGGTGGTGAACACTGTCGTTTCGATCCGGTCCGGGGTGATCTGTTCGTCTGCGCCGACCACGATGCATGCCAGGGTCCACGGGTCGGGGTGAACACGGGTGACCGCCAGCCGGGCGCCGGTGTCCAAACCGGCCAGCACCGGCAACCAGGCCGGGTCGACCAGGGTGTCGGCGGCCAGGCGGTCGACGTGCGTGACGATCCGCGAATAGCGGGCCGCGACCCGTGACGTCAGGGCGTCCCCGTCGGCCTGGGTGGCGAACGCCAGCCCGGTCGCCGGGAACCCCAGCGCGTTGTCGCGGCCGCCGTAGATCGCCACTGACACCTGGTCGACCGCCTGCGAGACGGTCGGCGGGGTCAGGGTGTTCGTCGCGGACACGATGTTGAGCAGCTGCGAATGGTCCGCGACGTAGTCGATTGACGTGGCCAGCACCCCGGGGTCCCCGTGGTCGTCACAGTCGACCACCGCGACCACCGGGCCGAGCTCGAGCAGCGGCCAGGTCCGCAACCGGGGCAGCCCGTACAGGTCGGTATCAAACTGCCAGCCGGCCGACACCGCGGTCCGGTCCAGTTCGTCGCGGGCGCGCACGTCACGCGGGGCCGGGTCGGCGTGCAGATTCGTGTCACCGGGGAACACGAGGGTTTCGGTCCCGTAGCGCCAGCCGGCCGCGGTGAGCAGGGCCAGGAACCGGGCCGACGCCGTTTCCGCCGGCCGCTGCCAGCGCAGCAGGGTGCGGTCCAAGTCCATAACGTGCCCGAACGCTTGGACGGTGACGAACCGCGGTGGGGCCCCGGACACGTCGGTGATCTGTTCGATCTCCCCGACGGCGCGCGGGTACCAGCGCCACACCGGGTCATAGAACGAGACGCGTAGCGGGGTGCCGACGGCAGGCAGGTAGTAGGCGGCCGGCGGGGCTAGGTCCCATTTCGACCAGTCCGGGTCGTACCAGGTGACGTCGATGTCGATTGCGTCGACCGTCGGGGCGCCGTCGTTGTTGCCCCGGTTGATCGTCACGTCGACGTAGCCGGCGGTGATGTCAACCCAGCGGGCCGTCGCGGTCGACCCGCCGCCGTAGGTCCCGTCGCCGTAGGTCCCGTCGCCGTACAGGCGGGAGTCGGTCGCGTCCAGATAGTAGGCGTCGATGATCAGCCACCAACCGGTGTCCCCGAACTTGCAACCGGAGTACGGGAACGGAGGCTGGTGCTCGGGGGGGGCCGACGTGTACCAGGCGAGAAACGCGACGTCGGCGGGCGTCCAGTCCTGGCCGGCGGGTGACCCGTAGCCGCCCGACCCGTAGTCGAAGTCGCCGTACAGGCGGGGGCGGTGCACGGCGAACAACAAGTCCCCGGCGGCGACCGGCTGGCCGTCGACCACACCGGCGGCGGTCATCGTCCACGCCATACCCGGCTGGTACAGGGTCGCCGGTGGGATCGGTTGCGGCCAGGTCGCCGGGTCGGCCAGGACGAACCCGGCCGGGTTATAAGGGGGCGGGGCGGGCACCGTTCACCGGCCGTTGATCCGGGCGTGGCGACCGGCGAGCCGGGCCGTCTCACGCGCCGCGGCGGGCCGGGCCAGGAACACGTTCGTTGTCGCCGCCGTCGACGTACCGGCGACCTGCACCGTTCCGAGCCCGGCGCCCAACGCTTTGATCAGCTGAACGCGCAGCTCGGCGGACAGGACCACCGGGTTCCGTTTCGACCACGCTTCGGCGTCAGCTTTGGCCCCGGCCAGGTCGCCGGCATCGATCTTGTCGAGTGCCGTTTTCACTTCGATCGGGGTCGCGTTCGCGGTCGCCCCCAGATTGATGATGTCCTGTTTCGCGGCGTTCACCGTCGACTGGTAGTCGCGCATCGCCTGCTCGGCTTCGCGCTGCTTGTCGGTCGCGTCCTTCGCGTTCTTGCGGATCGCCTCGTTCGCCGCGGCTTGCGCGGCGTAGGCGTCATCGCCGGCTTCGCGGACGTCGTCCAGCTGGTCGGCCAGGTCCAGCATCGACTGATCCCCGGAGATTTGGTCGGACAGTTCCTTGTAGGCGTTCGTCTCGTCGTCGGTCGCGTCGGCCAGGTCCGACATTTTGCGGGCCGCGGCCCCGGTTTTGCGGGCGTACTCGTCGGCCTGTCCCTGCCAGCGGGCCGCTTCGGCGTTCATTGCCGCCTGCGAATCTGTGAAGAACTCGGCGGACACTTCGGCAGCCTTGTTCGCCGTCGCCACGTCCTTTTGGGCGTCGACCAGCAGCTGCATGGTCGTGACGGTCGCTTTGGACATCGTCCCCGCGGCTTCTTGCGCGGCTACCCACCGGTCGATGTCGGCGGCGGACCCGCCGACCAGTTCGGCGTACTGCTCCACTGTCAGCCCGGCAGCCAACAAGGTCGCGGTGACGTCGCGCACCGCTTCGGACATCCCGGTGAAGTTCGATGCGTTCGTCATACCAGGCGAGCCCATGACCTTGCCGGCTTCGCGTAGCCGGGCTTCCAGATCGGCGGTCGCCGTGCCCGCCTCTTTTATCGACTTCGTGTAGGCGTCGA